ATCTCGTTGTTCACCGTTTAAACTTTCATGATTACCAGATTCATCGATACGCCAAAAATCTACATTTAATTTAACATGACCATTACTTTGTTTTTTTGCTTTACGTTCAATAAAATATGTATACTTACCTAAATCAAATTCAAATTTACATTCAAAATTTGATTTTTTATTATTTAATACATGTGCTGCTTTTTTTGTACGAGAACATTTATCAAAACAACAGAATGCTAATGCATCTAATAACGTTGATTTACCAGATGCATTTGGTGCAAATAATCCATATGTCCCATTCATATTTGAAAAGTCTATAGAATTATTTGTACCATAACTAAACATATTTGAAAACTCAAAACGTTTTGGTGTCCATGTTATATTTCTAGTTAATGTACTCGTTGGTAATTTACTATGCACTTGTCGATTAATATATCTAACAGTATCTAATAACTCATCATCTAATGCATATTCATCTGCCAAGTAATCTGTAATAACTTTGTTTTGCCATTCAACATCGCGAATATTTCCAAAATTAATTTTATTTTTTGAATCAGTTGTATTTAATGCATTAACTTTTTGTAACGCAATATCTTGTACTTTATATTGAGATTTAATATCTGCGATAATACGTTTTAATGTAGCAGAATCGGTATCTTTTACCTTAAATCGTAATCTAGGACGTAATGGTATTTTATCGTTAGGATTTGTTATTTTGCCATCATCAACATGAAATGTATAATATCCATAATCATTTTCAATATCAATAAAGTCACAATTTTTAGATTCTAAATCCCATACCATTATTCCATGACCTAACGCCTCGCCATGATTTTGTTGTATTAACGAACCGGCATATGCAATTGTTTTATCATCATTTAAAAATTGTGGTTTATGAATATCACCTAATAATACTAAATCATGTCCTTTAAATATTTCAGTTGTAACATGAGTATTACTTAATACAAATCCGGCATCTGTTGATGCATTATGTACTGAACCGTGATGTAATGCAATCTTATAATCTCCTTTAAAGCTATCAGCTTTTATATAATCTGCCGGCTTATCAAACACCGACATTACGTTAAAGTGTACTCCGGCCATACTATATATACCGTTGTCTTTAAGATAGTGTAAGTTTTGATGATTCAAGGCTTTAACGATAGGAGATAAGGCATCTAAGCGATAGTTATTATTTAGGTTACAATCATGGTTACCAGTAATTACTATAGTAGGTGCTAAATCTGCTAATTGTTTAAAGAAATCTGATACAACAGATACTAATTCTGGTGACATATCGGTTTTAGCATGGACAATATCCCCAGCTACATATATCAAAGAATTTACAGTTTTTGTTTTCTTAATATAAGTATATAATCGTTTAAATACTAACTTATATTCTTTATGTCGTTTAACATTTCTAACATGTACATCCGCAATGTGATAAATCTTATCAATCTTCTCTATTCCAATATCTATATTGTGCATAATATTTTCTGTTCCATTAATTTTTCTGATGTTAACATATTAGTATGTTCAATTTCATATTTTATTTGTTTAAATCCTAATTCACTTGGATCTGATTCAGTTAAATCTACAAAGTAAACTCGCAATCCATTTGCCATAAAATATTCAGCTGCTTCTAAAGCTTGTTTACGTGCATCTTGATCTAAACAAATATATATTTCTTTTACACCTTTTTCTACAATACGTTTTTTAAGAGTATTTGATATAGTTTTACCAAATAATGGAATTGCATTACGTTTAATTGCAATAGCATCAAATGCACCTTCTACTAATATAATCGGCATATTCCAATTTATATGCAATTCAAATCCTACAATATCTTTTGATGCATTTGGATTCTTATGTTTATAATCAGTATCATAATATGCACGTCCTACAAAATAGTTTAAACTACCATTTGCGTCATAACTTGGAATAATTATTTTACCATTATATAATCCATTGGTACAATATCCTATTCTATATTTAAGTATATCATATATAGTAATACCTCTATTCTTTAAATAATATATAGCATTACGATACTCCGGAGATTTTGTATCAATTTTCCATAATGCAACATATTCCTCGGGTAATTGTAATACCGGAGTATCAGTAGTAGTTTTAGTTGGCCTATATTCAACGTCATCAAGTAATTGAATTAACCGCGATATTTTTTCTCGTTGAACATTTAATTTACGAAATAATACGGCTAATTTACGACCGGCTGCATTACATACCCAACAATGCCAATATTGAGAAACTACATTAACTTCCATTTTCTTTTTAGTAGTAGGACAGAAAGGGCAGTGGAACGCAATATTATCATTTGAGTTTATTTTACCTTTACCTAATACGGATTCTAAAAGTGTAATTATAGAAAATTTGCTCATTAATATTATATTAATATATTAGCATTGTCATATACTATAACAATGTTTCATTTCAAGATTAACTTTCATGAAAATTAATTATACATTGAATATATCAAAAATATTTCGTAAGATCAACCTTTTAACCAACTTTCTGGTATACTTTTTTCTGACCATGGGATTCCATGTTTATCACAAAAATCACCATATGTAGTTTTTGAACCTTTACGTATTTTTGTACGAGCTGATTGAAATACAATTCGTATATCTAATTCTGGATGTTGTTTTTTAATTAGTAAATGTTTTTTGCGATCTTCTAAAACCCATCGTCCTTTTGTTTCTACTAATATTCCATTTGGTAACGTGAAATCGATTGTATAAGTATGTTTTGTTTCTGGTTTAATATACTTTATAACCGTATCTTCATATCCAAATTTAATTTCTGCTTCATTTAACTGGTCCGATACTCGATGTTCAAATCCACTTCTATAACCATGTTTAATTGCGTTTGCACGTATTTTTGATTTACGTTTCCATGCCATAACTTATTCCTATTTAATATAAATATTTAGTAATCCCAACGAACAATAAAATTCATATCAATATCATCACGTTTTTGTATTGGTTGTGCTAATTTTGATATTGCTACTAATTGAGCATCATTATTATATAATCCAATTGTAGTAACATAAGGTTTAGCAATGCCGGATGTAAATATAGTTTTACGTAAATTTCCTATCTCCGCATCTGATTGTTCAGAAATTGATAAATCTTTATCTGTGCCAGGTGAATATGTAGCAGTTGGGTTTACTGTTACATTGAATTGATCTTTTGGTACTCGTATAAAAACCTCATTTTCATATATTGTATGAGTACCTTTATACGATAAATCAAATGTATTACCAAAAGCACCGGATCCGGTATTATACCTTGGCATCGGAGATGATATTACAAATTCTCCGGATCGATAAAATACATTACCAATTACATTAGTTTGATATAATGAACCGGATATATAATTACGATTTGATAATGATGATAATCCACTGGAATTTACTGCATAATCATATATACGTATTTCAGCTAATTCTAAATTAGGTTGAATTACATTTCCTTCAAGGAAAGATCCTAATATTATATCAGAACGATTTGAAGTTATATTATTAGGTATAGAACCAGATGTGGTTCCAATTAAATTATTATCAATAAACATTTGACATAACGATCCAGAATTACGTATTGCTACATGTTTCCAATCTAAATCAGATAATTTATAATTTGATAATGATGATGATATATGTAAAGCAGATGTACCATCACTTGACTGAAAATGCCATGAACCAGATTTATCATTTGATTCAAATCCAATTACAAATGGAGTACGTATATTATCATATGAACCGGTAATTCCTGGTACTGATGAAATTTTATCTATTTTACTTATAACGCCAGTTTTTTGATTTAATTTGTTATTTGTCATAACTCCAACTTTAGAAATTATTGGAAAATGTGTCGATGTTTCTGCCGGCGTAATTTTAGACCAAAATGAAATTGTCCAGTCATCGTAATAATTAAATTTATTAAATTTATCATCATGTGGTATTCTAATATTAGAATCTGTAGAATTGAATTGACATGCCAATCCTGATGATAATGAAGTACCCGTTGTTGTAATACCATCTACTATAGTA